TTGATCGACAATGGCTTTTGAGCATCCCTCCGGCCTGCCGGCTGCCTACGACCGCGCCGACGCTGACGCCGCGCGTGCGCGTCTGGTCTGGTCCGAGGGCACCTTCATTCAAGGCGCTGATCTTAACGAGGCGCAGACCATCGCCGAGCGCCGCGCGCAGCGCCTTGGCAACATGGTCGCCAAGGACGGCGACCGCCTTGAGGGCGCGAGCATCACGATTAATGCCGACGAGGAGCGCGCCACGCTGACCGCCGGTCGCATCTATGTGGCAGGCGACGTGCGGGCCGTCCCGGCTGCCGTCATCGACAACCTCCCGCTCACCGGCGAGGTTCTGGTCGGCGTGCGCCTGCAGAGCGTGCTGAGGACATCGGACGACGACGCGACGCTGCTGGGCCTTCACCCCGGCACCGAGGCCGAGGGCGAGCCCGGCGCGGCGCGTGTCCGCGAGACGCTGGTCTGGGCCCTGCCGACCGATGCGCAGGCTGGCCAGTTCTTCTCGGTGTATCAGGTGCGTGATGGCGTTGTGGTCGATCAGGCCCCTCCGCCGGCCCTCTCCGGAATCCAGCAGCAGATCGCCGTCTATGACTTCGATGCGCTCGGCAACTATGGCGTGGCCGATGGCTGCCTGGTGACTCCGCTCGGCAAGATCGGCTCGGATCAGGTTTTCAGCATCAGCGCCGGCACAGCGAACATTCGTGGGTTCAAGCGCATCCGCGAGGCGGCGATCCGCTACGCCGAGCCGGAGCAGCCTGACCTTGAGACGATTACGGCAGAGCCTATCACCATGACCGGCGTGACCGGCGGCGATCACGTCCTGACCGTTGCCCGCGCGCCGATCAACGGCGTCATCGCTGCGGTCATCGTCAAGCGGATCACCCAGACCGTGACGCGCGGCGGCGTGCCAAACGGCTCGGATGCCCTGACCTTCTCCTCGGTTGTCGCAGTCGAGAGCGTCACGCAGGGCGGGACGACCTACGTCGCCACCACCGACTACGTTCTGTCAGCGGGCTCGATCTCGTGGGCACCGGGCGGCATCGAGCCGGCGGCTGCGACCACCTACACGGTGACCTACCTCTACAATGACAGCGTGACCCCGGTGGCAGTTACCGACACGACCGTCACGGTCAACGGCGGGGTGAACGGCCAGCTTGCGCAGATCACCTACACGAGCAAGGTGCCGCGCATCGACATCCTCGGGCTCGATGTGACCGGGCGCCCGGCCTACGTGAAAGGCATTGCCGCACGCGAGGGTGCGCTGGCCCCGCTGCCGCCGAGCAACATTCTCAAGCTGGCCGAGGTCGCGAACACATGGATCGGTGCGCCGGTCGTGACCAACAACGGCACGCGCAACTACACATTCGACGACCAGCGCCGGCTGTTCAACCGGCTGATCGACGTGCTCGACCAGTTCGACCGTGAGCGCCTGCGCTCGCAGATCTCCGAGAGCGAGCCTGTGAGCAAGAAGGGCATCTTCACGGACAACTTCACTGATGACTTCTTCCGAGATCCTGGGGCGTCCCAGACCGCCGCGATTGACCGGGGCGCGCTTTCGCTGGCCGTTGACAACGTGCTGATGCAGCGCGTCGGCACCAACATCGAGACGCTGGCCTACACCGAGGAGGTTGTGCTTTCGCAGCCGCTGCGCACCTCGGGCATGTTGATCAATCCGTATGACAACTTCACCCCGTTCCCGGCGGGCATGACGCTCGAGCCGGCGGTGGACTTCTGGACCGAGGTCGCCACGGCATGGACATCGGACGTGACCCGCGAGTTTCAGGCGGCACCGAACACCCCGCCCGGCACGACCACGATCAATGAGGTCACGGAGCTTCGCCGCACCGTCGCGCCATCGCTGCGCCAGATCGCGGTCGGCGTGACCATCGAGGGCTTCGGCGGAGGCGAGAACCTTGCCACGCTGACCATGGACGGGATTAACGTGAAGCCCGCCGGCACGCAGACAGCGAACGGCAGCGGCGTCATCACCCTTTCGATCACCATCCCCGCGAACATGCCTGCGGGCCGGCGCGTGGTGCGCGCTACCGGCGCGGCGCAGAGCTTCGCGCAGGCGATCTACATCGGCGAGGGCACGGTCGATACGGTCACGATGCGCCGCGTCCATCTGGTCGCCCGCGAGGCAGCGCCTCCCACCGTAACAACCGTCACGGTCACGGTCATTGAGCAGGTCAGCAACCCGGTCGTGGATACGTGGTTCGACTTTGGCACCGGCGGTGACGGGGGTGCTGGTGCCGACCCGCTGGCGCAGTCGTTCGCGCTCGCCGAGGGCCGGCTGATCGTTGGCCTTAACTTCCGGTTTACCGCCATCGGCAACCGGGCGAACGGCGTCCGCGTCCAGCTTTCCCCGATGGTCAATGGGTTCCCGTCCAACGAGGTTCTGGCTGAGGCATTCGTCAGCATGGCAACGCCGAATGTCGGCGATCTTGTCTCGGCCCGGTTCCGCGCGCCCGTCTACCTCGACGGCCTGCGCCAGTATTGCGTGGTCATCCTGACAGCCGACGCCGATCACGCTGTCGCCATTGCGCGGCTGGGTGATGTCTATGACCTCCCCGGCGGCGGGCAGGCCCGTGTCTCGGCGCAGCCCTACACGGTCGGCGTGCTGTTTGCTTCGGCAAACCGCGCCTCGTGGACTGCCATTCAGGAGGCCGACCTTCACTTCGAGTTGGTCGCGGCAAAGTTCGCGCCGACCACCCGCACGATCAACCTCTGGACGGGCGCGTTGACCAACGTGAGCGACATCATGGTCCGGGGCGGCGTTGAGCTTCCGACCGATGAGGCCCGCTTCCGCTACGAGGTGGTCCGCCCGAGCGGGCAGGTGATCCCGCTTGCCCCCGGCCAGAATAGGCCGTTCGCCGAGTTCCTCAACGAGGTGATCACTGTGCGCGCGGTGCTGACCGGCACCGAGAAGATCAGCCCGATACTCTACCCCGGCACGCTCATCGTCGGCGGGCGGATCAGGACGAGCGGCACCTACGTGACGCGGCTGTTCCCGATGGGGTCAGGCGTGCGCGTCAACGCCGTGATGGCGCAGTTCACGCCCGCTGGCTCAACCGTGACGGTGGAGTGCGACAACGGCGGCGGCAGCTTCAACGCGCTGACGGCGGGGACCAGCACCGTGCTCGGCAACAACTGGTCTGACGTGAAATACGAGCGCAACCCCTTCACGGCTGCGAATGGCCGCATCCGCATCACGATTGCCGGCGGGCCTGCGGCTCGGGTGGCGGTCGCTCGTATGCGCGCCTACGCGATCTGAGGACCGAGACATGCCAGTTGACAGCCGCTCACCAAATCGGAACTACCCGATCCCCAACTCCGCGAACCTGATTAGCGAGGACTTCCCCCGCCTGATCACGGCGCTCAACGCCATCGACACCGATGTGCACGGGCTCCTGTCCTCGGTCGCGGCCCGCGCGCTGCTCGTCCACACCCACACCATCGCTGATGTCTCGGGCCTGCAGGCGGCGCTCGACGGCAAGCAGCCGGTGGGCACCACCTACACGCTGGCCTCGCTGACCGATGTCAACGTGGCGGGCGTATCGACCGGGCAGTTCCTCGTGCGCGGCGCGACGCAGTGGCAGCCCTCAACATTCAACCCTGCGACCAAGGCTGACCTCGCAGGCGCATCGTTCACGGGCGGCATCGCCGGCACAACGGCGGCATTCACCGGGATCGTCGAGGGGGCGGCTGCTACCTCTGGCGGCCACCTGCTCAACCGCACTACGGCAGATGCCCGGTATGATCGGATCACGACATCACCGACTGCGCTGACCAACGGCGCGACTATTCCCAGCACGGAGAACGGGCGCTTCTACAGCATGTCCTTGCCTACCGTGCAAACTGCTTCACTGCCTAGCACGAGCGGATTGCCTGACGGGTTCTCCTGCGTGGTCCGCGTGCTTGGTGCGCCCTCCGCTTACCAATCCGCCTTCATGAGCGGCAACTCGAAACTTGTTCTTTACAGAGGCAACACGCTCCCGGAATTTATGTTTATTGGTTTTGGGGAAATCTTCCGCTTCACATGGTTCAGCGGTATGGATTTGTGGGTTGCTGAGTGTTTAGTGCAGCCAAATGTATCGGGAATTACTGGCTTTGTTAACAGCACGAATAATGCTTGGAATAGTAGTCCCACTGCGTGGACACCTATCCATGCGTATGCCAACAGCAGTTCCCACAACAAGAATTATCAAAGCAATTCGAACTGTATTCAAGTAGCAGCCGCTGGCCTCTATTCCATTTTAGGCATGGCGCAATTCAGCGCGGGTGCTGGCGGTGGAGTTAGTGGCGTAGGTTATGTTGCTGGTGGGACAAATGCAGGCCCAGATACATCCCGCGGATTTAGCCAGCACTTATTCCATGTCTCGAACGGCGATGGTGCTACTTTATCCGTTCATTGGACTGAGGCACTACAGCCCGCCGATCTCCGAACCGTGTGGTTTTTAGCAAGCGACGCTGGAGTTTATACTTACCTCTCAGGAAATTTTATTATCGTCAGACTGATGGGGCGCTGATATGTGGCACGACAACATTCACGCGGCGATCCAGTCACTTCACCCCGGCGCTAGTCTCATCCACGACTACGCATGGACCATGGGCGCGAACGGTCAGCCCTACATGCAGAGGTGGGACGCGGGCAAGCTCGGCCCGCTCGATCTCGCCGCTATCGAGGCGGAGGCCGTGAGGCTGGCAAGCATTGTGCCGGTCCCGGCCACGATCAGCCGCCGCCAGTGCGCCCGCGAGCTATTCATCCGCGAGATGATCACAGGCCCTGAGATGGTCGCCATGACCGCGACCGGAACGCCGCCTGCCATGATCGAGACGGTGTTCGCCGCAATGCCCGAGGCCGCTGAGTGGATCGCGCGGGCCGACTTCGCCGCCGACACCTACGAGCGGTCCAACCCGCTTCTGGTGCGCATTATGACCGATAGCGGCTCGACCGCCGCCGACATCGACCAATTCTTCCGCGAGGCATCCACACGATGACACTGGCTCTCATTATCATCATTGCAGCGGCCACCTGCGCCGCGCTCAACGCCATTCGTGGCTCCGGCGCTGGCTGGCTGCGTTCCGTGATCGGCGCTGTTGCCGGGCTGGCCTCTTGGCTGGCAGGATCGCCGATCCTGACGGCGGCAATCGTTGCCGCCGGCCTCTGGCTCTGGCTGACGCAGCCGTGGGGCCGCTGGTATACGCTCGGGCAGGCTGACCGCGACCTGTCAGGCCCCGCGAACTGGTATGAGCAGATCATCGAGCGGGTGGCAGATCGGGTGTTCCCGGACGACCGCGACCGTGACGACGCCTTCGCATGGCTGATAAGCGGCACAGTGTTCGCGCTCCCACTGATCGTGTTTGCCTCGCCCTTCTGGCTGATCCTCACGCCGGCGACCATCGTGATCTACGCAGTATCGCTCGCGGTGATCACCCTCGGCCCCCATGTCCGCATCGGCGAGGCCGGCAAGGGCGCGCTGATCGGATTGCTTGCCGTGATCCTCGCCGGATGCGCAGCCCCGCAGCGCGAGCAGCACTGGGGCGCGATCTCCCGCGAGGTCTCTCGCACCATCGCGACTGACAAGTAAGGCGACTACACCAGTCCTTCCTTTTTTCGACCCGTCACAAACCCCGCCCCGTCCCTTGAGGCGGGGTTTATCTTTGAAGGAGCCACGTCATGGCCGCACTCAACACCGGCATCCAGCATATCCGCGATGATGCCCCACTGCAGTCGGCGACCGGCGCCGAAATGTCCGTCATCGGCCTCATCGGCATTGCCCCTGATGCGGATCCCGTTGCCTTCCCGCTCAACACCAACGTGCTTGTTTCCACGGCGGACTCAACCCTTCGGGCGCTGCTTGGCCCTGCCGGAACGATCGAGAACGCGCTGAAAGGCATCTCCGCTCAGCTTGGTGCCGACACCAGCGCGGCTCGCGTCATCGTTCGCCGCGTCGCTCCTGGCGTTGATGACTTTGCGGCCATCGCCAACATGGTCGGTTCGGAGTCCCTTCGCACTGGCGTGTGGGGCTTCCTTGATGCCGCTGAGGAGATCGGCCTGACGCCCCGTCTTCTGATCGCTCCTGGCTACACGCACCAGACCAAGGACGGCGTTGTGTCCGTCACGGTGGGCACTGGCGGCACTGGCTACACCAGCGCACCTGCGGTTGGCTTCACGGGTGGCGCTGGAAACGGTGCGGCCGCAACCGCCGTTCTGTCGAATGGCGTCGCCCTCGCAATCACGACGCCGGGCACCGGCTACACTGTTGCGCCAACCATTGCGATCTCAGCCCCGCCGACTGGCGGTGTGCAGGCCACGGCAACGGTTTCTGTCACGGCTGGCGCGATCACTGCCATCAACATCACCAACCCAGGCTTTGGATACCTTGAGGCGCCGACCGTCACCATCACCGGTGCCGGCACCGGCGGCGTCATTACCGCCACGCTCACCGGGCGCGTGCGCAGCGTGACCATCACCAACCCTGGCACGGACTATACCAGCGCTCCAACCATCACTTTCACGGGCGGTGGCGGCACCCTCGCGGCTGCCACTTCTGCAATCGGCCAGACTGCGAATGCCATCTGCGCGATCATGCCGACGATCTGCGACCGCATGCGCGCCAACTTCATTCCCGAAGGGCCCACGACCAACAAGACCGCGTGGGTCAACTGGCTCGAAACGCTGCCCGAGAACCAGCACATCTTCCACCCGCTGGCGCAGGTTGCGCGCGTGCTCAACGATCTGGGTGCAACGGTGAGCGTGCCGCTGTCTCCTTACATGGCGGGCTTGTATGTGCGCCGCGACAACGAGCGTGATGGCGTGCCATCTGGCTCAATTGCAAACCAGCCGATCAACGGCATCGTCGGCGTTCTGCCGCGGATCTCGCTGAGCCTGATCGACGCATCCTCGCCCGGCCAGGACTATCTCGAGCGTCGCGGCGGCATCGTGGCGCGCGGCGAGTCTGGCGTCGAAGGTGCCGTCTCCTCTGGCGGGTTCTCGTTCTGGGGTTACGACACGATGTCGGCGACCAGCGACTACGCCTTTGCCCACGTGGTCCGGATGCGCGACTACATGGAGCTCAGCCAGGTCACGATCCTGCGTCCGTTCCTTGGCCGGCAGAACATCACCCTTCAGGTGGTGCAGGCGATCGTCAACTCGATGGAAGACTTCTTGTTCCGGATGGAGACGGACTCGCACATTCTCGGCTACCGGGTTCGGTTCGAGAAGAACCGGAACACGCCAAGCGAACTGCGCCTCGGCCATCTCGATCTCACCTTCGAGGCTGAGGAGCCACCGGCCATCCGCAAGATCACGGTGCGTTCGCGTCGCTACGAGGCTGCCCTGCAGTCTCTGGTGCAGCAGCTTGCCATCACGCTTAACGGCGACCTCGGCTGAGCCGCGGCGTAACGCAACCCTATAAGGAGATCCCCGATGTCGCTGATGATCCTCGACGCCGCCAACCTGTTCGTGGGGGATGATGACCCCACGAGCGGGGAGTTCATCACCCTCAAGAGCTTCAAGCTGCCTGCCCTGAAGGAAAAGACCAAGGACCACGCCGGAGGCGGTGCGGCCATGGGGGTCCAGATGGGCATGCGCATGCTTGAGCCTCTGGAGTTCACCTTCAAGCTGGAAGGCGTGAACATCCGCACGATGACCAAGTTCATGCCGCCTGATCGGATCAACTACACGATCCGTGGCAACATCCGCGATCTGGATCTGCTCACCGACATTCCTGTGGTGGCTGTCATTTCCGGCCGCATGTCGTCGGTCGATATGGGCGAGTATGGCCGCGACAACGGAACCGAGAGCGATTACATGATCTCCGAAGTTCTGCGCTACCGGCTCACGATTGGCGATGTCGAGAAGTATCGGTTCGATTACTTCCGCGGCATGGCCGGCGTCTTCGTCGACGGCCAGCCGCTGTTCGGCAACGTCGCGCGCAACCTGGGCCTGCTGTGATGACCGAAGCCAAAACGGCAGCCGGCGTTGAGCCGGCAACCACAAAGGTTGAGTTCGTATCCCCAGGCCAGCGCTCCAAGTCGGTGTCGCTGGTCTGGCCGATCACCGTTGACGGTCGTCTCATTGAATCCGTGACCGTCACCCGGATGACCGGGCATGAGGTGCGCAAGTTCATGGACGCCGTTGCTGGCGGCGCGGACGTGCAAATGCCGCCCATGTTCGACATCTCCGCTGATGTCTACGATGCGCTTGACGACGATGATCGGTTTGCGCTCGACGAGGCCGCTATGGATTTTTTGCCCCGCCGCTTGCGCATGGCCCTCGAGCCGACCCTGCCAAGTGGCGCGAATACGTCGGCGTCGTAGCGCACACGCTGCACACTCCCATTCCGACTTTGCTTGATATGGAATGGTGCGACCTTATCCGCTGGTTTGACATCGCGGTCGAGGTGAACAAGACCACCAGAAAGTAAGCTCTATGGCCCGCATGCTAACCGGCAGTCTTGTCCTGTCGCTTATCGACAAGCTGAGCGGCCCGGCCAAGGGGGCGGCCAAGTCGCTGCAGGATGTCGCGGCGGCGGCAAAGGGGCTGAACAACGCGGGCGCCGGCGCGGGGCTGGACAAAATCGCGCGCGGCATGAAGGAGATTAACGACCGGGCCTCGTCGCAAAACGTCAAGGCCTGGTCGCTCGGCTTCGAGAAGACGCTGGCCCGGCTCAAGGTCAGCGCCGAGGAGATGCAGCGCGTCAAAGCGTCCTGGATTGATCTCCAGAACTCTTTTGCCAAAGACAATCTCGCCGGCACCCTGCGCGGCATGCGCACGGCGGAATGGCGCAACGCCACTGTTGCGCATCTGATGGGGGTTCGGGTCGCGCTCGACCAGACTGGCGCTGCAGCCGCCAAGATGGGCTCGCGCACCACGTCTGAACTCAACAAGGTCACGGCCGCCGCGAACAAGTCCAGCGCGAGCATGAACCGGCTGAAGAACGCGATCTCGGTCGCGGTCATCGGCGGCGCAGGCGCTTACGGCACTGGCTTCATGATCCGCGGCGCGACACAGGCGCCGGCGGACATGGCGCGCGAGCGCTTCCGGCAGGGCATGGCCGGGATGACGCCCGCAGAGGTCGCCGCAAACGAGCGCGCCGCCTTCGGGCATGCTGGCAAGTATCGTTCTGTGCTGCCTGTCCAGTCCATGGAGATGTCGCGCACCGCACGGTCCATGATGGGGTCGAACGAGCGCGGCCTTGAGATCCTGCCGGATCTCGTGCGCGGTCTGGTGACACTGCAGTCCGTGAAGGGCGTCGACGCTGCCGCGGATGACATGAACCGGATGCTGCGCGGCATCGACAATCTTGGCCAGAACGATAAGGGCGGCCTTGGCGTCATCCAGACTCGCCAGATCATCGACGGATTGATCAAGGCCGCACAGGTCGAAGGAAAAGACTTCAACCCCGGAGATCTCTACAAGTTCGCACGCCGCGCCAAGATTGCCGGCCCTGGCCTGTCAACCGAGTTCATCTACGGCACCGCGCCTGCTTTGATGCAGGACAGCGGAGCCGATCGGATCGGCGATCAGATTTCAAGCGCCTACAGCGCCCTTGTTATCGGGTCGAACGCCGTCGCGGGTCGCGCAAACCTGCAGGCCCAGCGGAATCTCGGCCTACGCTCTGGCGAGGGCAAGGGCACGCTGGTCGACGCCGAGTTGTTCGGCAAGGATCCGTTTGCGTGGACTGAGAAGCATCTTGTGCCCGCGCTTGCGAAATCAGGCGTCGACATGACAAGCGACACCGCCATAGCTGAGGCGATCGCACAGCTCTCTCGAAACACGAATGCAACGGGCTTCCTAACCCGCATGGTTCAGCAGCGCGGACAGATCGCGCGCAACAAGGAGCTTTACAGTCAAGCCCAAGGCACGGCTGCGGCGGACGATGCGGCGGGCAAGGATCCGTATGTCGCATTTCTGGGCATGATCAACAGCCTGAAAAATCTATCGGATGCGGTGATTGGGCCCCTGATGCCGACGATCGTTGCCGGCCTCAACAGCCTGTCCGGCGGGATCACGTCTCTTGCCGATGCCGTTCGCGGCATGCCCGACGTGGCCAAGCACGCAATTACTTTGGGCACCGTCGTTGTCGGCCTCGCCGTCGCTTTCAAGATAGCGGCTGCAACCTTGGCTATGGCGCGCGGCATCATGGCCATCCCGGCGGCGGTTGCTGCTGGCGGGGCTGCAGCGGCTGCTGCTGGCGGAACTGCGGCTGCTGGCGGGGCTGCAGCACAGACAGCGGCACGGTTCGGGCTTGGCGGCGTGATGGCAGGCGGCGTTGCTATCGGGGGTGCTGCTCTCGGTGCTTATTATGCGGGCCAGGCCAACCGGGAATTCCATAAGAACAACGGGAACGAAACGCACAACATCAGCCGGAATGCTCGCCGCGCGGCCAACAGGCGATTGTATGACGAGACTAACCAGATCCGCATGATGAACGATGGCGGGATCAGCGCTGAGGCGATGATCGCAGCAGAGTCGAGATCGGCCGAAGCCGGGCAGAACATCAAGAACAACCTGAGCGTGACGGCGACACCTGCCGTGGATCTGACCGCCCTGCAGCAGGCCGAGCAACTGGCCCGCAGTGTTCTGAGCCTGTTGGGCCAGATCGGAGCGGCCAGCCAGGGGGCGAAGCAGAACATGAACAGCGCGTTCTCTGACTTCGGGGTGGCACCATGAGCGTCACCCTGATCAACGTAGGCCCGGTTGCGTTCCAGATCGCGCCGCTCAATGCGACATCGGCCAAGTCGTCTCAGAAAGTCATCTTCGCATCGCACGATGTTTTAGGGGGCACGCCGCCGCTTGAGCACACGGGCTTTGAGAACGAGGAGCTGACGATCGAGGGCATCATGTATCCCGAGACATTCGGCGGCATGAGCAGCCTGGACGTGATTGAAGCCGCCAAGCAGGCCGCGACGCCTTTGCCGGTGATCCGCGGCGACTACAGGCCTCTGGGGTGGTTCGTGATCGAGAGCGCCGAGATCAAGCATGACATGCTCAATGAATACGGCATCGGCCGTGAGATCTCGGTCACGCTGAAGCTGAAGGCCGTCGGGACTCCTGCGGGAACTTTGGCGGCCGCAATCTTCGCACTGTTCGGGTGATCCATGGCTGAGACAACCACGATCCGGGTTGACGGGGAGGGGATCACCGTCTCCCTTCTGGTCTGGCGGTTCCTGAAGCGCAAGCCAGCGGGCTACGTCGAACAGGTCATGGAACTCAACTCCAGCATTGCAGGACAGTCCATCTTTCTGCCGGTGGGGTCTGTGATCACGATGCCGCTTCCCGTCGAGGAGGCTGACCAAGCGGTCCCCGTCATAAGCCTGTGGGATTGACGTGAGCAACTTCCTGACGCTCGCCCTCAAGGTTGTGATTGCGGGCAACGATGTCACCTCAAGGTTCCGGCCGAGACTGCTGAGCATTTCCATCAGCAAGGCATCGAAGCGATCCGCGCATACCTGCGAGATGACGCTGGCCGATGTCGATGGCGGCCTGCTGCTGCCGAGTGA